CGTAATCTTATTAGGTTTCAAAGGTTCTAACTTCTTCGAAACAGGAGCAGTTTACGCACCATATGTACCATTGATTATGACTCCATTAGTTTATGACCCAACTAACTTCACTCCTAGAAGAGGTGTGATGACTAGATACGCGAAGAAAATCGTAAGACCAGAGTTCTACGGTAAGATTCTCGTTGATGGTTTGAATACTCTTTAATCTTTGAGTAGATTTTAGTATCTTAAACTAAAAAATATAAAAGGGAAAGTAGAAATACTTTCCCTTTTTATTTTATATTTATACCAAACAACTATAAGATGTCATATCCTCAAAAACAATATCACAGACAAGAAACCGCAAAAGAATATACGAGAGTATATACATTAGAATCTACCGATGAAATTGCAATGAAGCAAGAAGATGGTTTATTAGGATGGATATCAGCTGGAATATTAGCAACCACAGGCTCAAATGATTTGGTAGGTACTCAAACAATTACGGGTAGTTTACAAATTACTGGTTCATTTTATTATAACGGACACAAACAATATAATTACGGACAATTTTACGATTTAACAGACCAAAGTGGCTCATCGGGTTCAGTTCAATCAATGAAATTGGGTGTTACTGATATTAGTGAAGGAGTATCGATTGTAAGTGGTTCTCAAATTAAAGTCGAACACAATGGTGTTTACAATTTACAATTTAGTGCACAATTAGAAAATACTGTAAATACTAATATAGTATTCAATATTTGGTTTGCAAAAAATGGAACTCCTATTCCAGATTCAAATACACATGTTGATGTTGCAAGAGCACAATCGGCACAATTGGGTAAAGTACCTGCAGCTTGGAATTTTTTAGCACATTTAAATGCTAATGATTATTTAGAAATAAAATGGACATGTAATGATAATGGTGGAATCTTACATCACGATGCTGGAACACCAACAATTCCAGGCACACCATCTGTTATTGCAACATTAACTCAAATAGGATAACTTATCTTTTTATATTCTTATATTTATAAGTAAATATAATTGGAATAATATGTCTTTAAACTTAAAATGGCCAGGCAGTGGTTCAGCTATTGCAGGTAAAACTCCATTTGGAATCTACGATAGTGATACTGATTTCATTAATGATGGACCTAAAACAGCAGTTTGGTGTGCAAAAAGATTGGGATACCCTATCATAGATATTGAAATGGTTGATGAGCAATTTTATGCTTGTTTTGAAGAATCGGTATCAGAATATTCAGCACAAGTAAACCAATTCAATCTTAGAAATAACTTAGATATTCTTAAAGGACAGCCAAAGGAATCGGCAGGTGGTAGAGGAAATTATTCACAAACACTTGTGGATGGTTCTTTCTTACCAACAACAGTTCGTATGTCTCAACAATATGGAACATTAGCTGGAGTTGGTGGTAATACTTCTATCAAAAAAGCATATATTGATTTAGTTCCTGGCCAACAAAAATATAATTTAATGAGCTCATCTGTTGATGTGGAAACATCTGCATCATTTGCAACAACATATGTTAGTGGTTCTACAATAGATGTAATAAAAGTTTTCTATGAAGCAACACCTGCTATTCAAAGATTCTTTGACCCATATTCCGTTGGTGGACAGGGTACATTGAATTTGATGGATGAAATGGGATTTGGTTCATATTCTCCAGCGGCACAATTCTTATTAATGCCTTTATATGAGGATATTTTAAGAATTCAAGCTATTGAATTAAATGACCATATTCGTAAATCACATCACACATTTAATATAGTTGATAACAAAATAGAAGTGTTTCCTGTACCAAGAGATGGGTTTGGACCGACTAGATTATATTTTGATTATATGAGTAGAGATGAATTTGAACACAATTCACAAACTATTCAATCAGACTCGCTTTCGGATTATTCGGATATTCCATATGATTTTATTCAATATTCAAAAATAAATGATGTGGGTAAGCAGTGGATTAGAAAATATACATTAGCACTTTCAAAGGAGTTATTAGGTGCAATAAGAGAGAAATATTCACAAATTCCAATTCCAGATGCTGAAATAAGTTTAGACGGAGCAGCATTGAGAGCAGAAGCACAAGTTGAAAAAGATGCACTTATTACCCAATTGAGAGAAAACTTAGAAGAATTGAGTAGAAAAAATGTGATGGAAAATAAAGCACATGAAGCAGACCATCAGCAAGAAATGCTTAGAAAAGTACCTTTAAAAATATATGTAGGATAATATGCCAAAGTTTATTTCAGAAAGAGATGTTGCATTTTTCAAAGGTATAGCCAGAGAAATTGTAGATGTTGTTGTAGAAAATACAATTGTATTATTCAAAGTTAATTTGAATGAAACAAAGATAAACATCTATGGTGAAGCTATGAATAAAACTTGGTATCCAGGCGTACAATTATATGCTTTAATTAATAAAGAGCCAGAAACATCTACATATGAAGGATTTGGACCTGATGCAAATCAGAATATAGAATTTAGACTTGATAGATTTATGTGTGAGGAGAAGGGAGTATATCCTGAAATAGGTGATGTAATTTTCTTTGACCAATCTTATTATGAAATAGATAATACAAATGAAGTACAATTTGTAGGAGGATTACCTGATAATAACTTTAGTATTGTATGTAGTACATTTATGGTTAATAAATCATCTCTAAATATAGAAGAACGAATTAATTAATTGATATGTCAATAAATCCAATAAAACCCCAACTAAATAGGGCAAATGAAATAAAATCCAACGTTGGAGATGTTAAAAAGAGTGTAGGTCTATTTGATATAGATTACGCTATGATGACATATTTGGAAGATGTTGCTTTACCAAAATTAGATTATAATGGTAAATCGGTAACCATTCCTGTAATATATGGTAACTCCGAAAGATGGAAGGGAGCTAGAAGAGATGGGGTATATAGAGATAAAAAAGGTTCTATCCAATTGCCGATAATGATGATTCGTAGAACATCAATTGCAAAAGATGAGGCAATGCCAATGCAAAATAGACACGTTTCATATCCAACTATAACAAAGTGGTCAAAAGATAATAGATATGATAGATTTACAGCGTTAGGTGGTAATACGGCTCCTAAATACGAACTATTTAATATTGTAATGCCAGACTATGTTGAGGTTAATTATGATTGTATGGTATGGACCGATTATACAGAACAACTTAATTCTGTAATAGAACAATTAAATTTTACATCTCAATATTGGGGAGATAGAGATAAGTTTAAATTTAGAACAAGTATTTCTGATTTTAATGTTGTTAACGAAGTTGGTGAAGGTTCTCAAAGAATAAATAGAGTAGAATTTTCTTTGAATGTGAAGGCTTATTTATTACCAAAAACATTCGATGGGGAATCTACTACTAAAAAATCAATATCTACAAAAAGGCTTGTTGTAACTACAGAAACAGATGTTACAAGTGGTAATGGTAGATTGGAAGGATTTCTTACTACACCATCACCATATTATGACAATAAAGACCTTATTGATTTTTTATCTATTAATAATACAAAATCACAAAATCCTGTAACGAATAACACAATTACATTTAGTAATATAAGATGTATAAAAACACCTCCCACATTAATATCTATTGTTAGTAGTGGTATTACAATAGGAAATGATACCTATGATATAAAATTATATATAAATAGTACAAGATACTATCACAATGACCATTTTTCAGTTTCTATAACATCCAATTCAATTACTATTAATTTTGTAAACGGATTATTTCCTAATGGCCCGGTTGATAGCGGTGATGAAATTACAATATCTGGTAAATTTATAGATGTATAATGAAAAGGAGTCTTTTAGATATTACAAAAAAAATAAGTAGAAAGTTTGGTGACCCTGAATTAACTCCGAAAGATTTAGACCATCCGATTTATTCTATATGGGAAGCAAAAGGTTGGAGATTTGTTGATGTATTAAGAGAAATAGAATATAGAACAACGCAAGATAGATTGAGAGTTGTTATAAATACACTTTTTATATCAGCAGATGATTATATAGTAGAGCAAAGTGATAGTGGATTAATTATAAAATTTATAAAAAGTAGATTTCAATATACATTAGATATTGATGATTATATTACATCACAGGCAGCTTATTGAACATAGAAGTACCTACATCCCCATCATTTGAATCACATACTAAATCAAATCCCAATCCTACAAAGTTAGTAAATAATAAAAATAAAATAGAATCGTTTCATAATGAAATTTTACAGTTCGGTGCAAGAAGTATAAAAAAAGGAATAGATACATTTAATAATACTGGGTTTGGTTCACTAACAATTTATAGTGCATCTTTAGATTATGGAACGGAGGGCGCATCGCCAGAAAATTTTGAAATTTTAGTGTATGGGTTGCATTTACCTGGGCATTATACAATAAAAGAAGAAAATGGAAATGTAGTAATAACTTTATTAAACAATTACATAGATTATGATTCTGTTAGTGTGAATGATATTTATGTTATAGGAAAATTTAAATAAATGGCAAATTTAATAAGATTAAAACAAATAGAAAGTAGTTCATTTTTGGAAACAGCCGGCGCTATTGGGCAAGATTTTTCCCAATCGGTGAATAGTATTGTTTCGCAATCAATAGAAACAACTTTTTCTGCATCTATTGTTCAAATAATAACAAACAATGTAGGTGCAGTATTACCCGAAGGTGTTGTTTCCGGTTCAACGCAAATCGTTGAGTTGGGATTTACAACAACATCATCATTTCATCAATATACTTCTTCTTTGGGAGATACATTTGCTACCGATTACGAAGTATATGTTACATCATCTCAAATTATTGACCAAGGTGAATGGTAAACTATTTTTAATAAATCATATTGTTAATTAAAAAATTAATATTTATAGACTGAATAACTATAATCAGAAATAATCAATCATAGATGGCACAAATAATTAAACATAGACGTGGTAGTTTAGAAGCCTTATCAGCAGTAACGGCCTCATTACAAAAAGGTGAGTTAGTCATAGCATCGGGCTCTACGAACATTACCGCCTCTAACGGAACATCAATCGTATTTGCAGTACCTGAAAGTGGGTATGTACAAGCAGTAAATAGATTCCTTATTGGAACGGCTGCACCAAACGTATTTCCAGCTGGTATATACAATGGAATGCTTAAAGGTGTTCCTTACTACGCAAGTGGTAGTTCCACTCTTTATTTGTTAGGAGAAGGTAGTAATGATATTCCTAATTTAGTAGGTAACATTTCAGTATTCTCTGCATCGGTAGATAATAGATTAGATGTAGTTGAAGCATCTTTAGGAAGTGGCGGTGATATTGGAATCAGAGTTTCATCGTTAGAAACATCATCTGCCAATTTAAATTCATTTAGTTCATCTACATTAGTTAGATTATCAAATTTAGAAAGTAAATCCGCATCGGTTGATACATCAGTATCTAACATAAACTCATATACATCATCTTTAAAAACCGCTATTACCTTAGATGGACAAAATGTAACGGTAAATGGTAATTTTACAGTAGCTGGTACACAAACTGTTGTAAATTCAACTACTGTTCAGTTAGGTGATAATATTATAGAATTAAACGGAACAGGTGCTGCAAATGGTGGATTGAGAGTAAAAGACCCAACTGCACCAAACACTGTATCAGGTTCATTATTATGGGATTCTACAAATGACTATTGGGTAGCAGGCGCATTAGGTGCAGAATCAAAATTATTAAGAGCAGGTGGTGATTCAGTAGTAAGTGGTTCATCTCAAATAACTTTACAATCTACAACCGGATTTAGTGCATACGATACGGCACTATCAACTATAACAGGTTCTTTAATATCATCGGCAAGTGCTGATAGAATTTCAATTACAAATATTAATACTACAACAGCAAGTTTAAATACTTCTGTAAGTAATATCAATACATTTAGTGCATCGGCAAATACTAGATTTACTGAAATCGGTGTAGTTAGTGGTTCATTGATAAGTTCAGCATCAGCTGATAGAGTTTCCATAACAAACTTAAACTCATTTAGTAGTTCTCAATTATCTCAAAATTCAACTTTAGCAACTTATACTGGAAGTGTTAATACGAGTATTTCTAATATTAACTCATTTACTGCATCTTTCGGAACAACATTTAGTTCTTCAGTAGATAGTAGATTAGATACATTAGAAGGAACTGGCACAATTCAAGGAGTTGGACAAGGAAATAACGTAACATTCGCAAGTGTAACTACTACAAACAATTTAACAGTTGGTGGTGATTTAGTGGTACAAGGTAACACTGTAACATTAAATACTTCTCAATTAGTAGTTGAAGATAAATTAATATCATTAGCAAGTGGTTCTACAAACGCAGCTCAAGCTGATGGTGCGGGAATTGAGGTTTTAGGAGCAACTGCAACTATCACATATAAATCAACACCTGATGCTTGGCAATTTAACAAACCTATTACGGGTTCAGCATTTACAGGTTCTCTAAATGTTCCATCTGGTGGTGGAAACTCAAAAAGAATCGCATTTAGAGGAACTGCAGATAATATAGAATTTGTTGCAGCACCAACTACATCTGGTGATTTAGTTCAATGGGATGGTACTAATTTTGTGATGAGTAATACTATTGATGGTGGAACATTTTAATCAAAAATAAATAAATAATAATAGACCCTTCTTCGGAAGGGTTTTTTATTTTAATAAACTATATTTATTGTTGTAGTATATACTACCATTGTTGTTATTTAATCATAGAAGAATAGACTAAATATGTCGCAAACAATTGTACTGAAACGCTCTGCGTTACCAGGAAAGGTACCAGATACGGGTTCACTTAATTTAGGAGAAATTGCAGTAAATACCTACGATGGTAAGGTATATCTAAAACGTTCAGGTTCAATTGAGTCTATTCAATCCTTAGTAGTAACCGATTCTACAACCACAGGTTCAATTTCAATAACACAAACGGGTTCATTTGGTGAATTAGTAGTCAATAATGATGCTAATATTCAAGGTGGATTATATGTAACATCAGATATTGTTGGTAACGGTGATATAGATGTAATTGGTAATGTAACAGGTTCAAATGCATTATTTTCAGGTACTGCAACTGCAAACGCATTTGTAGGAGATGGTAGTGGTTTAACCAATTTAAATGTTAGTATTGTATTTAATGCTCAAACGGCATTGATAAATGAAATTGATGGAAACATTTTATTAGATAATTCAATAGCAGACTTTTTCTTACAATTTGCAGTCAATGGATTAATTGATTTTGATTTTAATAATTAAACATATTTATAAGAAACACAAAAATATTAGATGGCAGCTATATTTCAAATAAGAAGAGGAACAACGGCACAAAAACCAACGTTAACAGCTGGTGAAATGTACGTTGACCAATCTTCTGAAAACTTGATAATTGGAGTAGATGGTTCAAAGGAGATTACATTACTTAAATTAAATGATATCAATACGGGTTCACTACATTTAACAGGTGATATCAGATTAAGTGGTAGTATATATTTAGGTAATGAAACGGCTGATAATATTTCAGCGCTTGGAGTATTTACAACTAATTTAGTTCCATCAGGCGATAGCACAAAAGATGTTGGTACTACTTCTGCTAAATGGAGAAATGTATATGCAACAAATATATCAGGAGCAATAGCAGCAACCAATGGAGTAGTTTCCGGTTCTTCTCAATTAGCATCTGCATTTGAAGAAATAGCAAGTTCAACTCACACCATAGTTAGTGGTTCTTCTCAAATTATTGGAATATTAGATTCTCTAAACACATTTAGTGGTTCTCAATTAACACAAAATACTGCACTAGCAACTATTAGTGGTTCATTAATTTTAACTGCATCCGCTAATACTAATTCTATAACAAATTTAAATTTATTTACATCATCACAATTAACTCAAAACAGTACATTAGCAACTTATACGGGTTCGGTTGAAAGTAGATTTACATCATTAGCTACAATTAGTGGTTCTTTGATTTCAACTGCTAGTTCACATGAAGTGAGTATAAATGAATTAAATAGTTGGAGTGGTAGTGCCAGAACTCAATTAAGTAATTTAGAAAGTAAATCAGCATCAGTTGATACTTCTATCTCAAATATAAACTCATATACATCATCTCTTAAAACCGCAATAAGTTTAAACGGACAAGATGTAACTGTAAATGGTAACTTATCAGTATTAGGAACAACAACACAAATTAACTCTACACAGGTTAATATTGGTGAAAATATATTAGAATTAAACTATGGTGGTTCTGCAACTGTTGCTGGTCTTTATACAAAAGATGCAACCGGTGGTTCAACTACTTCGGGTTCGTTATTATGGGATGCTAGTAATGATTATTGGAAAGCTGGCGTAAAAGATAATGAGTCAAAAATATTATTAGCAGGTGGTGATAATGTATTTACCTCATCGGCTCAATTAACGGAATTAAATTCATTTACATCTTCTGCTAATACTCGTTTAGGATTAATTGAAACATCTACTGGTAGTTTAAACTTTTTCAGTGCTTCAACTTTGACTAGATTGAATTTATTAGAAACTTCAACCGGAAGTTTAAATTCGTTCTCATCATCTACGAATACTCGTTTAGGATTAATTGAAACATCTACTGGCAGTTTAAACCAATTTACAGAATCCGCAAATACTCGTTTAGGATTAGTAGAAACTTCGACTGGTAGTTTAAATTCGTTTACACAATCTACAAATACTCGTTTAGGATTAATAGAAACTTCAACCGGAAGTTTAAATTCTTTCAGTGCTTCAACTTTGACTAGATTGAATTTATTAGAAACTTCAACAGGAAGTTTAAATTCATTTAGTAGTTCAACTTTGACTAGACTGAATTTAATAGAAACTTCAACCGGAAGTTTAAATGAATTTACAAGTTCTCAATTAACACAAAATATTGCATTAGCAACTATAACAGGTTCATTGATAGTATCTGCATCGCAATCGTATGTAAGTGCTTCATTGATGACCGCATCTGTTAAAAAATTAAGAGAAGATGTGGACTATCTATATGGTATAGGTGGTATAAGTGGGGGTAACCCATTGACACCTATACAAGAATGGTCAGCTTCAGCAAGAGTTCAGTTGTATAACTTAGAATTATTTACATCATCTGCTAATATTAGATTAAATAATTTAGAATCTACATCAGCAAGTGTAAATACATCAATTAGTAATATTAACACAACAACAGCAAGCTTAAATGTTAGTGTATCGAATATAAACTCATTTACACAATCATCGGCAGTTAGGTTATCAAATTTAGAAACAACTTCTGCAAGTGTAAATGTATCGATAGCAGAATTAAATTCATATTCAGCATCTCTTAAAACTGCAATAGGAGTTTCAGGACAAAATGTTACCATAAATGGTGATTTAACTGTTGCTGGAACAACTACTCAAATAAATTCAACAACGCTTAATATTGGTGATAATATAATTCAACTAAATGGTACAGGCGCAACAAATGCAGGATTAGTAGTAAGAGATGCAACTGGAGGAACAACTACTTCGGGTTCATTACTATGGGATACCTCAAACGATAGATGGATAGCAGGCCCATTGGGAAGTGAAGCAAAAGTATTGACAGATGGTATGGGAGTAATATCCGGCTCTGGTCAATTAGCAAACTATGAAACTACGGGTAGAGGAATCGTTTCGGGTTCATCTCAAATAGTTCCTTTACTACCTACGGGAGTAGTTAGTGGTTCTATTCAAATATTAGGTGGAAGTGGAATTTGGAGTAGTTCAACTCAAATGCCAGCAGGCGTTGTGAGTGGTTCATCCCAAGTTATTGGTATATTGGATTCATTGAATTCGTTTACATCTTCACTAAATGCAACTTATGCAACTGACGCAGAAGTTGCCGCAGGATATGAAGCTAAAGGTAGAGGAATATTTAGTGGTTCATCGCAAATACCTAATACATCTATAACAAATGCACAATTAGCAAATAGTTCAATCACAATAGCCGGTACTTCTGTATCATTAGGTAATTCGATTACCGCAGCAACTATATTGGGTGGTACAAACGTATTATCATCATCAGCACAAATAACAGCAGCGTTACCATCGGGCGTTGTAAGTGGTTCATCTCAAATAGATTTAACCGCTACAACAAACTACGCAAGTGGTATTCTGACTAGATTAAATGTAGTTGGTGTAGTTTCAGGTTCTTCTCAAATTAATTTAGGAAGTGCGACCGGAAACATTACATTAGCAACCCAAACAACGGGCGATTATGTGGCATCATTAGTACAAGGTACGGGTGTTACTATTACAAATAATAGTGGTGAGAACGCAACTCCTACGATAGCAATTGGACAGGCCGTTGGTACATCTTCAAACGTACAATTTGGTTCAATTGGTGTAGGAACTGCAGCAAGTGGTGTAAGTGGTGAAATCAGAGCAACGGGAGATATCGTAGCATTTTACTCATCGGATGAAAGATTAAAAGAAAATATTACTCCAATTGAAAACGCAGTTGATAAAATCAATCAAATGGGTGGTTACAACTATGATTGGAAAGAAGGATTTGAAACAATACATTCTCACAAAGGACATGATTTAGGAGTGATTGCACAAGAAGTTCAATCAGTATTACCTGAAGTAGTAACTGAAAGAGAAACAGGATATTTAGCAGTTGATTATGTAAAATTAGTACCTGTATTAATTGAAGCAATAAAAGAATTATCTGCTAAAATTGATAGATTGGAAAACAAATAAGATATATATAACAATATAATAACGTACTAAAAAGAAGGTAAACTAGATGGCACTTAAATTTAGACGTGGGACAACCGCACAAAAATCAGGTTCGTTAGCATTCGG